AGTAGCCCCAGTAGCCCCAGTAGCCCCAGTAGCCCCAGTAGCACCAGTAGCACCAGTTGCTCCAGTAATTCCCTGAGGTCCACGCTGACCTGGAACACCAGGAAGAATAGCGATGTCTACCTCTGGTTGACCTTGGTCATTAGGTACACCAAAGTTAGCGTCACTATATGTTGGTCCAGGAGAAGATACTACTCCAGGGCCAGACTGTAAAAGGCCAATGTCTACTTCAGGTTTTGGTTCAGTAGGCATTAGATAACTACCGTACTTCTTCTAGCGATAAAGAAGTTACCGCCCTTGTACTCGATAGATTCTCCTGTGAAGTAATCTACAGTAGATAGTGACCAGTAAGTGCGTTCTGCAACTCGAAGTGTTTGGTCTTTCTCCAAAGACAAGTGGAAAGTGTACTCTTTAGAAGCGTTTGTTTCTACTTGACCAGTTAACCCAGTCAATGCCAAAGCAGTTGTGGCAGTACCAGTAACAGTAAATGTAGTTGATGTTGGAGCAGCAACTACTGTGTAGTACCCATCTGCTGTCGTGTTAACGTCAGTAACTACAATGGCGGTTCCAGCGGTCAACCCATGGGCTGCACTAGTGGTAAACGTAACTGTTGTACTTCCAGAAGTTCTAGCGGCACCAGTAACCACATCAGTTCCGAGAACATCTACCTCAAGAGTAAAGTTCTGCACTGTAAGAACAGAGCCACGCTGGTTTAGCAACTTGGCGGTAAATAGTTTGCCAGCAAAGTTATCTGTATAAACAAGTGCTGTCGAGTAAGCACGGCCTTGGTAAGCGGTCAAGTCTCCACCTTCAGTAATCCAAGGAACTGTCTTGTCCCCATAGATTGGGGCAGGGATGTCCACACGTTGTGGCCATGAACGGTCATCAACTTCTTGTGGCTTGTAAATAGGTACGTAACGTCCAGTAGCCTTAGAGATTCTACGGAAACTGAATACATCAATCTTGTATAGACCAACGCCAAGATGGGTACAAAGGTCTCTGTATTGTCCCTGACGAGCAGAAACCATGTCCATCAACTGGCGATAACGCTCAGAACGTGGGATGCTCACACCGTCAGGTGCAGCAATGTCGATGTCAAAAGAGGCGTCTGTCGCCAAAGTATAAAGGGCTAGAGTAACCGCATAAATTGTTACAGGGTACTCTTCTATTTGCGGCAAATTTGCCACAGTAATTTTTCTACCTAAAGCGTCAGTACCATTAGAAGAGTGTTGGCTAACAGCATCAGTAATTAGGGACGTTAATTCTACGTCAGTAAAATAGCGGTAGTACAAACCGCTTACAGTAAGTTCATCGCCATCAGCGGGAATAAAGTCTAGAACAAGAACACCAGTAGATTCTTCTACATGGGCTTGAGTAGTTACCTCTGTGCCGTTATTAAAAACAACAACACTAGCGGCGTCTAGTGGAGAGTAGTGCAATTTAAAGCGGTTAGTAGTTCCATCAGCAACAAACTGGGAAACGAACGTTTTACCCATGTCGCCAAGTTCTAACCGAACTCTACTGATTAGGCTTGCTGTAGTAGCCATTAATCCTCCGAAATCTTCTCTTCTATGTTCTCTTATTTAACGAAGAAATACATAGTAAAAGGAAAGCCCGTCCTGCTGGTGAGGAGGGCGGGACCAGCAGAACGGGCAGTCAAAAGGAGTGTTACTGTCTCCAGGTATACCCAAGACGCTCAAGATGAGCGGCAAGTTCTACTGGGACTGAATAACGAACTCCAGCCTTGAAGGTGTAGTTCTGCGGTGCTCCGTTAACTACACCGAAAGTCATATCTTCGATGTCAGTGATAGTGCGAATGATTGCCTTGTCACTAACAATCGAAACGCCAAGTTCTTCGATTTCATCGATAAGAATTGGCTTTTCTGGGTTCTTAGCATCAAAGACGTCATGGTTGAGGCTAATTTCCTCTTGCTGACGAGCCAGCGAAATCTCGCTGTCTTTCTTTGCCTTTTCAGCAGCGACACGCTTTGCTGCGTCTTCTACTGCACGGCCTGTTGCGTCCAATGGACTGGTTGGTGTGTTTGCCACGATATTTTTCTCCTTGTTAGTTTATTTGTTTGTGTTGGGGGGCTGGCGAACCAGCCCCCTTCCACGAGAGGGTTTGGCTACTAGTTGGTGTAAACCTTGTTGATAGCCTGGTCGGTGATAACACCTAGACCCCAGATTGCGTACCATGCTAGTGCGTGCTCACGACCGAAGTCTAGAACACCACCGTCACGGAGTTCAACTGGTAGAGAGATTGCGTGACCAAATGCGTTGTCACCAATCATGATTGACTCGTACACGTCTGCTGTAAGAGTTGTAGTGTCAGTTGGGTAAGCAGAGCCAGTTCCACCAGCACCGTTACCGAACTGAGTCAATGATGGGTTACCACCAAGACCAGGACCAGTGTTGGTCTTTACAGGAACTTCAACCTGGTTTGCAGGTGCACCAACAGCAGAGGTGTAGTTGGTTACAGTTGAACCAGTAGCATATCTCTTTACCTGTGTGGTCTCGATGAATACGACGTCGTATAGACGACCGATTTCACCTAGCATGAAGTTACCTGGAGCAGCGTACTTGGTTACTTCGATGAACTCTGGGTTCGCACGAAGGTCACGAGACTGCTTAGGGTGGATGAACTGGACATAAGTCTCACCAATTCTTGGGATGTTCTTAGACGCAAGCACTAGTGCTGAGTCCTTGATAGCCGCAGTGGTCAACTTGTACTTACCAGCCTTTGTACCTGAACCAACAGAGGTGTTTGAACCTGAAACTGCGGTTGCAACGTTACCTTCCTGGTATAGGTTGAAGTTGGTAGCACCATCGAAGTCAGAGCGGTCGTAACCAAATGTTGCTGAAGTTGCAGCAGCAAGTGTGTCACGAGCCTGTACGTCTAGGTACTGAGCCATGTGGCGACCAAGCAAACGTGAAGCAGAAGCCATGATGTCGTCGAACGAAGCGTTCAGTAGCAGTTCTGAAACTGCAACTGCGTAGCCGTGCTCTGCAACGGTGATAGCAATCTGCTCTGCGGTTAGAGCGTTGGTTGACATACGAACACCTTCAGTAAGTGGGGTAGCCACTACATCGAAGTTCTTGTAACGTAGGAAGTTAACACGTAGACCAGGTGCAACACCTAGTTCGGTCTTCTTCACTGCGAACTGCTCAAAGCGAAGAATAGGCATCGCTTGGAACAGGATTTCTTTAGACCAAATGGTCTGGATTGCCTGGCTCAACTGTGAGTTTGAACCTGAGTAGGCGGTAGGTGCTCCAGCCAGTTGGCTGGAACCAGTTATAGCAGAACCTGCCATTGTGTGCTCCTTTCAGAAGCGGTAGTTGTTAGGTTATCCGAAGAGACCCTGACCTCTATTGTTTGTATTGCCAAGGAGTTTGGCACGGTTCTTCGCATAGTCTGCCATAGACATATTAGAAATATTGTCTGGGGTGTACGAACGTTGTTCCGAATCATTATCGAGGGGTCCAGACGCTGGTGCCGTAATTCGGGTACCAGACATCTCTTTTCGACTCTGCTGTGCGGCTGCAGTCACAGAATCAAAAATCTGAGCAGACTTTTCCTTGAGTCTAAAGATGCTCTGCTCGATTTCATCTTTAGAGTTTCCAGCAATCATATCGATGAGTTCTGGAATGATGCTCTCTCGTTCAGCCTCAAGACGCTGAGAACGATACTGCTGAAGTTCTTGGAATTCACGTTCACGTTCAAGAAGTGCAAAAGCCTTCTCACGTTCGGTACGCTCAGACTCTAGTTGAGTCTGCCATTCCTTTTCCTTCTTTGCAAGCAAGTCACGAACCTCAAGTTCGGCTTCCTCCTGCTTTTTCTTTTCGGCTATTGCCTCTGCGTCACGGGCAGCACGGGCTGCTTTACGTTCAGCATCCTTAGCCTCTCGCTCCTGCTCTTTAGAGCGAAGAAGTGAAAGTTCTTCTTGAAGTTTTTCCATCTGAGGATACAACTTTGCCTTCTCTTGAGCACGTGCTTTTTGAATTGCTTCTTTCACGTTGTCAACATTTGGCAATAGGGTTTCCTCGGCAAATACTTCTGCGGCGGCTAGGGTTTCAGTAGTTTCTACTACTTCTGTATTTTCATCCATAGGGATTCTCTTTTCATTCTCAGGGTCGTTTTCCGAATTAATAGCACATGACCGTAACTGTTATTACATACTAAGTTAACGGCAAAAAAACATATTTTTCTGCCTTAACTTATTTTTTTTTTATTCTTTTTCAACTGCTCTTCTTGGGGCTACCTCAGAACCGTAAGCCTTGGTTAGAAGGTCTTGTCGGATAGCGGCTTCAGCCTCAAGATTTTGCTGTTCAATAGCAGGGTCTCCGCCTTGCTGTGCTTGCGGACCAAGTTGCCCATCCCCTAGAACTTCGCCATCACCCATCATCATTGGGTCTACAGGAGTAGCAGTTCCATCAGGTCCTGCCATAAATCCTGTTAGGTCCATAATCTGCTTCTGGATTTGAACCTTAACTAAGTTAAGAGCACCTTCAGCCTGAGCATCATCAACTAGTTCTGAGCGGATTTCTGCCAACTTCTCGTCAGGGAACTCTTCGCCTAGGGCACGCAAAGCACCTTCTTTAGACTCAAGACCCATAGACATCAACTGTGCTAGTTCGTTCAACATAACAATTCGGTCTAGAGGTAGAGGTGGCTGGAACTGGGCATGGGTAACGTAGGTTAATGGGTCGTTAGGGTCCAGTTGAGTTAACTGGTCTTCTGCAATCGGCCCGTCTTCATCAGGGTTATACATGAAAGTTTCTGGTTCTTTAACCGCTAGGTTAAGGAGAATTAGTTCGTTAACTCTCTCAATACCTTTACCATATACCGAAGTTTTTTGAGTCCAACGGTTCATCAAAGGTTGGAACTGAATAGAAAGTGCAACACCTGAAGTGTTCGAGATTGGCTGTACCTGACCTAGAGCAGTTTCAGGGATGTTCATAAGTTCGTGCATTGAACGCTTTAGAGTCTCTAGGTACTGTAGAGCACCTTGGATACCTGCACCGCCACCTTCAAGGTTGAATACCTGAGCGTCTTTAGGCAGACCACCCCAAACCTTCTTAGCACCTTTTTCAAGGTTAGAAGCCTTAGCACCAACAATTACAGTCACAGGTGCTGCGTGATAGTTGATGATGTCTGCAATGTCTGTGGAGATTTCATTGTAAGCACGGTTTAGCGTAATAATGTCATGAGCATCTGACAACCCCCATGGGGAGCCTGATACAGGAATGTTTGCAATATGAACTACAGGAATTTCGCCTAGTGGGTTCGGTCTTGAGTCAATAAGTTCATCGTTTACATACTCTTCAATGATGTCATCAGTAAGAATTTCAGTGTAAGTAAAGACCTGACGAGTTCCCTCTAGAGATGTTCCCCAGAAACGGTACTTCTGTTTAAACCTAAGTAGACGAGTTCTGTCGTGTGGGTGGAACTCTGGAAAGCAAAACGCTGGGTTTAGAGGAAGGACTCTAACACGCCCAGGGTGAAGACGCCCAATGCTGTCTTCCCAAGCCTCTTCATAGGCAACCTTAACGAAACAGTCTCCAGTGATACCGCCAGTCTGAGCCATCTCTAAAAGAACACGCTGCTTATCGTTATCAATTTCCCAGACCCTTTCAAGCCTGTTAGGTACGATAGCACCCGTTGCTTGTGGGCTACGGAAATGGACTCCAGGTCCAAAAGTAAATCTTGCTAGATAGTCAAGGAAAGCACGGTAGTAGTTAACGGCAATCTGCATTTCGCCTTGTTCACGACGATAGCCCCAGTGGTGGCCAAGATACATAGCCCAGTTTAGGGAATAGCGATTTAGGCGAGGACCATGAACCTCAAACTCTTCATCGGCTAGTTCTACTAGTCCTAATGGAGATATAGAGATAGTTAGGTCAGAGGAGGCTGCCCTATAACTCGGTGGAGAAAAATCCGCAAAACTCATTAAATATTTGCCCTACTTCTTGTCTTTACGCTTCGCTACTGCTTCACGCTTTTCTGCTAGTTTACGTTCCCACAACTTTTTCATTGCTGCTTTGCGAGCAGTGTGGTCTGTGCTCTTTTCAAACTTACCACCAAGTTCAATATAACGCTGGTGAACCCAGTGACTCGCTCCAGGCGATGGGTAAGTTGAGTACTTAGTTTTTGCTTGTGAAACAACCATCACCCAGAGTTTTTCATTCATCGGCTTTTCAGTAGCCATGATAACTCCTTAGGAACAATAACCCACCGCCCCAGAGTAGTAGGGGCGGTAGGACTATTGAGGGTTGTTAGTCGTTTACGACGGTTGGGTTCATACGCATAGTACGACCACCTGAAACAACCTTGAGTTCTTGAATCTGCTCTGAGTTCTGTGTCATAGAACCGTGTGCAAATTCACCAAGGAATGTAGGTGCTTCAATCCATGCTGCTGAACCTACGTGAGCACGCTCAGAAAGGGTTTCAGCGGCAGTCTTCTGCCATACTGGTGCATTGCGGTTTGGACGACCAGGAGCGGCTGCAAAACCGTTCATGATACCAGTTTCGAAATCTGAAGGTACGTCAGTGTCAGTAGCGACACCTTCTTCGAAACGTAGAGGTCCACGACGCTCTAGGTTGTCTGCCAACTTGCGTTCATACATGTTTGGTGAACGCTCTGGGAACTGTGGTGCTGGGGCGATACCCATGGGTACTCCTTAGATAGGGGGAAAGGAACTAGTATTTTCCTCTACTAGTTTCTCCGTTTATCGGGAAAATTTCATGCTAAAAGAAAACATTGTTAGAAACTTCTACATTCGGCATAACAAGTTCCTGAGTCAGTGAAGTGGCGATTGCCAATGAATCCACGAAGTCATCGTGGGCGTAAGCCTCTTTAGGTGCGGCTACCATGAAATTTGGTCCTTTAAATTGGATTTCAGCGTCAGTCATTTGTTGGTAGAAACGCTTCCAAATGTTTAAGCGTCTAGTTTTAGCGTGTGCTGGGTAAGTCAATGAACCACGCTGGATAAGGGCTTGAAGATGTTTAAAACGTTTAGACTGCTCGGATTGGCTAGAAGTAACGGAGATAACTTCGGCTCTAGGCATAAGAACTTTTAGACGTTGCTGTACAGCATCACCAACACCGTTACCATCCACACCAATAGCAAGACAGTCATAGTTAGATAGGAAGTTTACGATTTGGAAGTATTGCTCTTCCCAGTCATCACCTTGAATTTCAAGCCAATTAAGAATACGGTGGTCAAAATAACCAAACTCATCTGGCCTATCCCAGTCCACCCATACCACAGTAACTACTGTCGAGTCCGTTTTACGTGCAGGGTCAATACCTACTACCACAGGGGTTTGGTGCCACATCTTCACTAACTCCTGAGAGGTATCTCCCAACTCATCAAGTGCGGCAGAAGTAACAAACATACCTCGTTCTAGTAGCCACTTACAGTTGTAAGACATTTGGAACTCGTCAGAGTCTTCTCCAATACGCAACATTTCTTTACGGATGTGTTTCTCATAGTTTGTGTTGACCTTAGCAACATCCCGCCAGTCCCATTGATAATGGTTCTGCTTAGATTTCTTGCTTGTCTGCCTACGCTTGTTGAACTGAATGGACTTATAGAAGTTATTCTTAGAAGTTGTCGGAGTCCCTGTCTTTACCATGGTACCTGCGTAATACGCCATCATAGGAGAGATTGATTTATCTACAACATAATCGTCTGCTTCTTGACACTCGTCAATAACGATAAGGTGGAAGGACTTAGACTCAATTTTGGCTCTAGGGTTAGCGGTCATCATAGTCATGGTAGAGCCAGATTTTTTAAGTTTGATGGATTTAGTTACACCACCTACACGTGCGGCAGAATCATCAATGTCAGGGTCCCCAAGAATTTCTTGAGCAATTTCCGAAGTTAAACGGTTTACAGTTCTACCAAACAAAGTTTCTGCCTGACCTTCGGTAGGGGCAAATAGTCCTACCCAAATGCCTTCTTTAAACCTACCTAAAAGGTCAGGGTATCTTTTTGCAAGGATTGGTAAAAGAACCATTAAAGTCGCCACAGTGTTAGCGATAGTTTCAGACTTACCTGACTGACGTGAAGCCAAAGCAGTAATCTCAGAACCATCGTTAGTAATCACGGACTCCATGATTCTACGAGCCAAAGGTTTCTGATAAGGGTGAAGGTCGTGACCAACTAAAGCACTTTGAAAAGTCATCATCTTATCGATAAGTTTTGCGACAAACTCTTTTGTAAGTTCATCTTCTTCAGGCTCTTCAACGCCTACCTCTTCAGGCTCTTCTCTGTCCTCTTGATAATATTCGGGATTGATTTCCTCAAATTTATCGCCGTATTCACTCATTTATCGGCTCTCTTTATCAACTCATCTGTAATGGCTAAAAGAGCCTCAGCACCCATACGGGCCTCATGTAAAGAGTCTATGTTTTTGTCTCGCTGATGGTGGGTTAGTTCTTTACCTATTACATAAAGAGCATTTTCTGCCCACATGATTAAATCAGACGTCCCAATCCCAGACACCCTCTTCTGCATCTTGCTGGCTGGCTGGAGTCCAGCCTTTTTCTTTGTCAAAATCTTCATCTTGTAATACCCGTCCTTGCATAGCGTTATTGAGAGCCGTTTCTTCATCTGGTTGTGCACCAGTCCATTTACCAAAAACTACTGCCTTATGGCAAGGCAGTCTTACGATAACTGGGGTAGCAGTTCTAAATGGTTCCTCAATTTCTTGAGTCCAACCACGGACCGCTACTTTGCGTTCCCATTTTACTGGAAAGTCTATGAATTGTGTGAACCGAGTTTTACCGAGTTTATGTACCTTAGGCATTTTACCTAACTTGCTTTCCTTCGTGATGCACTAATGTTTGCTTTGTTCGCTGTTGCAGGGTTACGCCCTTGTATAACCCCAGAACGTTTGTACGCACTAGGGCTACGGCCTTGGCGGTTACGGATTGGAACCATAACGCCCTGAGCATCCGAATACCCTGGCCGTTGAGTTGAACGTCCTGCCTTAGGTTTAACTTTTTGTTGCTGTGTTCGAGCAACACGATAAAGTGCTTCTCTAATTCGAGGGTCCATACCCTCCAAATCTCCCGCATTACCTCTAGGTTTATTGATAAACAAACCATCTGCTGCTTGATGAGAGTTTTTTCTGTTTAACCAAGGCTTACCTTTAGAGTAAGAGGCGTGAAACGATTGCCACTCACCAGGAGATACGTCGTAGTAATTATAGAACGTTCCGTCACGAAACACCACAGACATTGTTCTGCGGTCTTCGTCGTACCCAGCAGCGACGGTTCTAGGTCTGCTGTAGTCAGTGGATGATGTAGGGATGTCCCACTCAATAAACGCAGGAGCACTTCCTTTAGCGTTTTCAAGGTCTTCATCAGTGGCGGTCTGTGAAATGTCGTACGAATTAGGGTTATAGAACTTACCTGATTCGGTATACCCGTTTGCGATGTCATTTTCATTTAGGACATCATTGAAGATACGCCCAGCCTGTTTACCGTAGAGTTTACGTCTATCAACTCTAAGGCTTGTTAGGTCCCCAGATAAAAGGGGACCCAGGAGTGCATCAATTTCTTGGCGAGAAGGATACTTCCCACCTTCAGGCACTCCTGGGTTAGCCACAGTTATTTAACCTTTAGTTATTACGCCCAAGGGGTAATAGTAATTGCAGCACCGACAGCAATGTTGTCTGCACCAGCAGCAACTGTCTGAGCCTTGATAGTGCCTGTAGCACCCTTTAGTTGGGTACCAGGGGTGATAGCACCAGTGTTTGCTACGGTCCAAGCAGTTCCGTTACCACCTGTTGCAGACCAAGCAATAACTAGTGTGCTTCCGCTACCTCCAGTTACAGACCAAGTACCAACAAGTGCTGTTGGGATACCTGTACCAGCGGTGATAGTTACCTTAGTGCCTACAGCCCAAGTGGTAGTTCCACCAGCAACAGTTACAGTTGCAGCAGTGGTTGTAGTCACGTTAATCTGAGTTGGCTGAGTAGCGGTGTTAGTTGCAGCAGTCGCAGGGGTAACTACAAGACCATCATCTTCAAGGACGTTGGTTGCTACAGCAGTCGCTAGACCAAGTACGCTAGGAACAACAACGTAGCCAGCACCTTCTAGACCTGCTAGACCTGGGCGGCTGTATAGTGGGTAACCATTCCAACCTTCGTAAGCAATTACGTGGTTGTCAAGGCTGGCGACAAGTAGGCTGCCACCGTTTTCTTCACGTATGTCGTTTGGCTGTAGTGGGAAGTTTCCCCATACAAAGTCAACCGCTACGTTACCTGCTGTGTCGAGCAGGTTTCCATTTTCATTTACTGCCATTTTTATTCTTCTTCCTGATTGCAATCATGGGTGTAAAGTTCGTCCTCATAGAGGATTTCGTCGCAGTCCCGACAACGGAACATACGAACATCGTCTAGTGCTTCATGTAAGGAGTCCGAGTTCTCTGGTTCGTACGACCTAGGGTTCTGTGCTAGAACCTCAGGAGGAAACGGGCCCAAAGGACGTGTATAGCCGTTAGGGACTGCGTGTCCCTGAACGGCAAACTTGCGTATAACAGGCATTACTCTGTTACAGGTTCCTCTTCAGGAACTTCTTCGACTACTGGGTCAACTGTCTTCTTCTTTGAAGACTTTTCTGACTCTTCGGCTACAACTTCAACGATAGCAGGAACAACTAGGTTTAGTTGCCCTGAAGCCTTACGAGATGTAAGAAAGTTTGGAAGGTGGCTGTTGCAGTAATTGATAGAAAGTTCTTCGCTAATTTTGTATGTGTATAGAGCGTCATCTACACAGTTTGCACATTTAATCATGTTTATTCCTTAAAATAGTTCGTCAGATTTAGGGGTATTTGCAGGTTTGATTCCTGTACCTGCCTGTTTGACGGTTGCTAGTCTTGCTTGTTTTTCAGCAAGATACTTTGACTCGTTATCTGTCAAATGAGCCTCAAAACTTGAATCTCTGCGGTCGACACGACGAGTACCACCCTTAGAGTCAGTTACAAAACGTTCAGTCTTGTCCTGATAGTTTTGGTCTACCTGCGGGCCTTCCATAGGCTTCTTCTTAGGGGCCTCTAGTGCAAGCATAGGTCTGTTTTTAATTGGGGTAGCAACCCCTGCCTCCATAGTAGTAGCCGCTTTTGCATTACCAACATGGTCTGGTTGATTTTCACGGTAACCCAAAGCATTACGGGTAGGTCTATTTGATGCTTTAAAATCTTTTACTGCTTGGGCTTCTCTTGCTTCACCAAGGTTCTCACCAATGTACTTTTTGGAATAACCAATTTTGTGGTTACCATCAGCACCTATGTGAATGTCTACTTGACTGCCCTGACCCGCACGCTTATGTACATCTCTAAGAATTGCCTTAGTGTGTCCGTGAGCACGCTCTTGTGCTTCAGCAGCGTATTGACCCTTAACAGCCTCTTCAGCAACGCCAAAAACACTGCCCTTAGCACGGCCCACAGCGTTAGACGCTCTAGTTCCATATCTTGCAGCCAAACCTGCTAATGCGTTTCCAGCCATTACTTATCTCCTAATTCAAGTACGGTAACCCTACCTTCAACGTCTCTAAAACGTTCGTTACCTGTTTCTAGTCTCTCATCTATTTGTGAAAGTTTCTGCTCAATTCGATTAATTGCATCTTTCATAGAAGAACCGCCATTACGCTTCAATTCTCCGTCAATTCTATTTAACCGCTCCATAACACCTGGGACAGCAGAACGTCCAGGGGCTTTCTCCTCGCCTGACCAATCACGCATAAAAGAGTCGAGGTTATCCATAACAGCATGTAAGCGGTCACAAATTGGTTTGACTAACTTCCAAAGCACTCCAATGGCAGCACCAACAGTGACTATGCCCCCAGCCCAATAAAACACTACGATGTCCATTACTTCATAACCCTATTTCCGCCACCAAAACCTTCAGAGTTTTGGCGACCTCTACGTGCCCAAATCCTGATACTTGGGGCTTCATTTGCTTTAGGAAAGTTAACATGCAAATCCCCTGACGCCTTAAATTCCCGCATCAAAGTTCTGGCTGTGCGGTTATTAGGTGTCAGGGGTTTGCGAGAAATCATTTATGCCTTTTTGGTAGGCACAACTTTTTTAACTGCTGTAGCAACTTTTGCTGCAACAGTCTTCTTAGGGGCTGCTGAGAAAAGTGGTAGTGGGTCTACTAGGTTTTCGAATGGTGCAAGGTGAGCGTCTACTCCTGAGAACTTAGGTCCCATTTTTGCAACAGTCATGTGGAGGTGGGCCCCAGTTGATGCGGTACCGCTTGGCGTGTTTCTTCCGCCACCGACAAGGCCTAGTACAGTCTCGCCACCAACAACCTTGTCACCCTTCTTTAGGGTTGACTCCTTTGCCAAGTGGGCGTAGAGAATCCAATACTTGCCGTCTTTTGATGAGTGTACAACGCAGTTTCCTAGAACGTCAGTCCAGAACACCTTTCCTACAGTTCCATCACAGATTGCCTTGATTGGTGAGTTCTCTTTTGGTGCCCAGTCCTGTCCACGGTGTGGACGTCCGTTGCGGTATGGTGCTAGGTTGCCTAGTTCATCTCCACGAGTTTTTGGTGGAAATGGCTCGTAATACTTTAAGTCTTCTGACATTTTAGTCCTTTCGGGTAAGTAGTTCTATTGTCTCTTATTCGTCGTTGTTTCGCAGTGGAAAAGTAATCAACCAGATAACGGCAGAGATAATAATTCCCCAACCGACTACCTCTTTAGCGGTACCTTCCAGAACAATCCAAGCAACAAACATACCGAGTAGGGTCCAAATCTGGCCTATGATGTCGTTAAAGAATTTCTTCATGTTAGTTCTTTCTACTAGATGTTGAACTAGCGGCAGCGGCTGCTGCACTAGTGGCTGCTCCTGCGGCTGCCTGTACTGCTGCTCCAACAGCAACTACAGACACGAGTACTTGTTTCTCTGCCATTTCACGCACTTTAGGCGACATGTCAGCACCGATGTTACCTGCAAAGTTGAAGGCATCTGTTAGTCCAACAGCAAGATTTCCAAGCAATGGAATTGCGGCTAATGCTTCATCTACAACAATGTCGTCCTGCTGGGCTGCTAGATAAAGAGCATCCAATGCTTGCTCATACTCTGGTGAACCTGCTTCAGCAGTTTCAAATACGACAAGTGCTGCCTCTACAAGTTGTTCTGCTTGTGCCTCAGTTAGTTCAGTAGGGTCTACTTCTTCTAAGTTCACTTCCATTAGATTTTTAATTACTTCTGGGATTTCTGCGGAACCTTCTTCAGGCTGTGGTTCAGGCTTAGGTTCTGGCTCAGGTTCAGGCTGAGGTTCTGGTTCAGGCTGAGGTTCTACAGGAGGTTCAACAGGGTCTACTGGGTCTACTGGGTCCACAGGTGGTTCCACAGGCGGGTCAACTGGGCCAACAGGTGGGTCTACTGGAGGTTCTACGGGCGGCTCAACTGGAGGGACATAAATTGTTAATGTTGTTGCAAAAACTGTGTTAGATGGTTTTGAGTAAACTGATAAAGAGTCGTTGTCAGAACGTACCCAAATACTAATCTCTTTGTTTTCTGGTAGACCAGTAATAGTGAACTCGTTTCCAGCAACACCAACACCCCAGCCAGGAAAGTCATCATAGGTCCAAGTAACAGCGTAACGCTCAATAGGAGTGCCGCTGTCTTCTGGGGCATCCCATGTAACTTTGACATTGTTTTCAACTACAGATGTTCGTACATTTACAGGTGGGAATAATTCATTTATAGTAACTACAGGCACAGGCTCAGTAGTGAAGAACTCCGCAGGTACAGTTATCCAAGTTAGACCATTGTCTGGGGAGTACATTAAGGTAGCACTAGCCCCACCACCGTACTCGTAGAACCAAGCATCTAATGCGTATGAACGTCCACCCTCAATTTGCACATCAGGGTAAACTTGTCCCCAACGACCTTTTAGAACCCAGTCATTAGTGATGATAGGAGTTTCATCAAGAGATAGCCAGAAGCCATCATCAGCGGGTGCCATAAACGCATAGGTGCCAGATTCGGGGAAAGTTACATAACCTGTGTAGTGAACAAGCACAAATTCTGGTTGGCAACCTGCGACAACGCCGCCATACTGATTGTCATAGTCAGCATCAATGTTGGGTACGCTAGTCCAAGCCCCTTCACACAATTGGTAGGGCTGACGCTCAGGTGTAGATTGTGAGTCATATGTATAGACTTCAACAGTTAGTCCTGCCGTGGTTTCCGCTGCGGCTGGGTTAGCCAGCCACAACGGTCCAACGGATAGTAAGAATACGAATAGTGCTGCGAATTTACGCAGACTACGCATTACTTAGTTTTTTTAGTCTCTGCTAAAGCGGCTTCGGCTGAACTTGCAAACGCAACGTTAATTTCGTCGTCATCAAGTTTTCCGTCTACGACGTATGCACGAGCCAAAGACTCAGCGACTTCCATGATGCCAACGAAAGCAGCAATCAAAGCAGACTTCCATAGTTCAACTCCACCGATAGAACCAGCGGCTAGGACAGCACTAACTTTTAGGATAACAAGAGCAATAGTTCTCTTGAGAATCATTAGGACAAGTTTCATTTAAGACCTCTCATTTGAAGGAATAAAACAGATTGTTTACAAATGAGGCAAGAAATTATGTACAGAAATAGATTACAGGATTAAGATTTAAAAATCTTAGTAAGCGGCTGTGCCACCAACAGATTCACCAGTAGGAACATCGCCAACACCAGTGCCAACAACTCCGCCACCAACTTTTTGCATTGACTCTTCTGATGGAGTTCCAACAGTTGTACCAGTAGTAGTGCTCATTGCACCATAGCCAGATACACCGCCAATAATTCCTGGGTACTGTGTCCAGAAAGCACCGTAACCGTTGTAACCCATACGAGGGTCACCAACACCATAGAAACTGTAAGAGCCTCTAGGACGGATACGCCCATTAACTCCACCGTACTGACCAGTTACCTGTTCAGTAGAATGTTGAGTTGCAGATAAAGGAGCAGTCATTAGTAAGCCGCTGGCCCTTCAAACTTCTTTTCGTTTTCACCAGGAAGGTCAAGTTCATTTACTGAACCCGATGCAGTCTTAGCGTCATTAGAGCCGAACGGTCTAGCGTCCTCAGTAGAGCCTTCATTGTAGGCACTCTGGTTAACAATCTGGGAGTTGCAGCATCTGATACACATATCAGTAGTATGACACAAAGAGTAATCCCCGCCAGCCTAAACTGACGGGGACCAAATTAAACAGTTGGTATTACTCTTACAAACCTTATCTGGTTATTTTTGTAGTCAGATAGCGGTTGAATGATTGTTGAGTTTGCACCGTAGTGGGCGTTGATAATTTTTCCATTGCCTATATAAATGGCGGAATGATAGAAAGACTTGTAGCCGTTGTATGCAAATACAACAATGTCTCCAAGTTTAGGCTTAGACACTCTAGTGCCTATGTGGGCTTGTTTATTAGCGGAGTGCGGTAGTTCGATACCGAATCGTTCATAGGTCCAACGGACCATACCCGAACAGTCCCATCCACGGGGACTAGAGCCTGAAAACACGTAAGAAGTTTTTCCTACACGAGTTTTCAGGTACTTTATTACTTTTTTCATCTGGGCAGTATTACGTTTGCTTTTAGTCTCTTTAATTAAAGACTGTGCAACGGATGCTGACTTGGATGCTTTTATTTCTTTTACGGTGTTGCTTGATGTTACTGATGTGTTCTGTGAATCTGCGATTGACGTAGATGCAGAACAACCAGCGAGAGTTAAAATTACGCTGGCTATTATTACGTACTTTTTCATTTGGCGACCTTACCTTTCCTTGGTAGTTAGTACTGGGGTCGTTTATTGTCGAAGTGACATTCACTATTAAGTTATTTAAATACCGTAGCACATAAATGGCTAGGACTCACTTATTAAGACGTTAAATACTGTAACAACTCAGGATTGTCTTTAAATGCCATGAGCAGGGTTTCTTCGTACATTCCAATAAAATAATGCTCTGTGTCCTCAAAGTTTAACTTTGGAGCCATCTTGTTTCCCGTAAAGAATGTAAACCGAATGGCGTGAAGAATCTCGTGCATTAGTACTTGTTTCTTACGGGTGTCTGATGCTTCTTTGTCAATAACAATCATGTTCATGCGTTCCAAAGTGTAGCCGTAGTTGTCTTCGTACAACATTCCATCTTCTTTAGATATGTGTTCTACGATAGTCCAAACCTGAGTGCCAAGTGTAATTTTTTTAGGTATCATTGGTCAGACCCCCATCCAGAACCTTTGAACGTTATAGAAGGAACAGCAAAGATGCGTTGCATATCTTCTAGACACTTTAAGCATTTAGGTGTCTTTAATTCCTTATCAAGAGGAACAAGTTCACTAATAGTGTGCTCACATGTCTTACATTCAAATTGATAGGTTGGCATTAGATAATCTCATCCGTTTCAAAATCTATCTTAGGGTCGCCCAAGTCTTTCAACTTCTTGGCGTACTTCTCAGTTGCGTTAACTAGAAACTCTTTGACCTCTATACGGCGTTGCTCTAAATGTTTTTGAGCATCAGCGTACTCCAACTCAGACAGTTCTTGTTTGTGTTGGTCAATGATTGCAATAGCCTTATCTAACTGCTCTTGCATCATCGCAGCCTTAAGTTGTTCCTTTTGAAACACCATCTCAGCATGGGCGAGACTCTTATTAATCTTCTTGTTGTTCATACTGCTCCAATTTGTAAAGTGCTGCTGCACGTCTATGGGTACGCTTACGGTGACAATTTGCACAGACTATTTCACATTTAGTTATTTCACTAAAGATTTTCCATTTAGCCGAAGCATTGTGAATCATCTCAGAAATGTGGGTGACCTTTTTACCATTAACATGGTCAAAGTCCATACAGTAGTAAGGATACTGCACACCACAGTCCATACATGGGGTATCCTCTTTAAGTTTTCGAACATCCACTTTGATGGCGTCCATACGGGCTTTCTTAGAAAGCCTCTGCTTATCTGCGTTAGACTCACGGTTCTTGTGATAGTTCTCACGGGCGTATTCCCTAGCACACGGCTTGCAGTACGATTGAATCTTATCTTTGCCCTTGCTGTTGTACATGTCCAAAGCGAGGGTCTGTTTGCAACGGTTACATTGTTTCATGTTTATACTCTAGTAGAAAACCCCCCGTATTGCTACGGGGGGCTTAGGACTACTTGACAGGGATAACCTTAGGCTTCTTCTCTTCAGGTAGGTTCTTGTTGAACTTTACAGTCAACATACCGTTCTCAAGAAGGGCACTGGTAACTTCCCAGTATTCGGCGATAGCAAGAGATAGTTTGAAGTTACGGGTAGCGATACCTTGGTAAACAACTTCACCTTGCTGCTTGTCTTCCTTTTCGCCCTCAATGACAACTACAGAGTCCTGTACGGTCACAGAGACCTCATTCTTGCCGAAACCAGAAACGGCTACATTAAGAAGGGTTACGTCAGCATCGCCGTCTTTCAACGCCACAATGTCGTATGGAGGGTAGGAAGGTTTGTTTGAGGTAACTTCTTTGAGTTGCTCAAGAAGTGGGGACCAGCCAATAGATAGGCGGTCTAGGCGAGGAAATAGGTCATTAATAGTTATGGCCTTAGGGATGTCGTATCCCTTGTGTTTCGGCATTTTGTTTTTGTCCCATGGGTCATATGGGCTCTTGTGGCTATCCCATGGTTCAGGATAATTACTGCTGTTTTTCATGTTGTCTCCTTTAGACGACAACTGTGCCTTGGTACATTACTGCCCGAAGCACAGCGTTTATTTACGGCACCCAATTGGCGTGCCTAAGAAGATTGTATCAGAGACCGAATTTCTTTGCAAGGATGTTTGTACAAGTTTCACAACCTTTACGAGGATTTCCCTCATGGATAGACGTATCAGCACCTTTATGTCCATAAATACGAACATTATCGGGAGAAACCGCATCGACCAACGCTTCACCTTCTAAAGAAGGGTTGTTCTTAACTTTTTTAGCGTTAGCAGGAACCTTAACTTCTAGAATGTCATCGCCATAATCGGCTTGAGGCCCACTAGAAATAAACACGCCTCTAACTCTTTTGCCGCCCATTAGCCCACTTAGGCTAGGTTGTAGACCACCAGCAAGAATACCTGCCGTGTTATCTGGGTGGGTGCTGTGGTACCCCAGAGTGAAGTGCTCACTTCTGCCCATCGTGTGTACCTAACACTCTAAAGCCTTGACGAGACATGTAATGCTCCTCATCAATACGAGGGCCAGGAAGAGTATCGTACTTGCCGATAGGTTCTACCTGATAAATAGTCGCACCTTCACCACCATAGATTTTTGCGGCATGACTGCTATTTGATGCCCAAGCAACTAAATCTGTACCAGTCTTTCCAGGATTGCGTGGCTCAATGATATCTCCAGGCTTAAAAGAGTGTTTAGAGCCGTGGAGCATACCTCCAATGAAGTCTGCATTATTTCTAGCCATTACATTGCTCCTCTGGATGCCAATGGGCTGTGTACCCCTTAACATGTCCTACTCGCCTTAAATGTTCTGGGCGTATGTCTGTGGCAGAAAAACTATTGCGTTCAGCATAGTCATCCCTAATAGGGTCGTCATTAAATGAGTATAAATGTGGGTGAGTGCACTCCCAAATGTCTTGATTACGGTCATGCAAATCGTCTTCATCAAATGCGTGAGCATTTTTTACAAAATAGACCCCAGTGACATCTTTAGGGGCTAACCGTTTGCCATAGTGCTCTGCAAATCCCATTGCCCCTTGAGGTAGTCTTGCTTGTAAACCATTTCGTTCAATACTTTCCCTATTTTTTTTAGGAGAAAAATGTACTGGACCGACAATGTTGCTTTTAGCAAATTCAAAGTCTGCGTTATTAGCACCCATTATTTAACCTGCTTCACTACACGGAAACCCTGTTTGCTCTTAACATGCTTAAACTCACCCTGAGAAGCATCCTCAGTCTCACCAACAGGCTCTACTTGGTAGACCCTTGGCGGCGTTTCTTTTTCGTACTCGTCAAACTGCTTACCCCCAGGAGTATTCCATTTAGGGTTTACTTGCTTTAAATCTTCCCAACTAAAATTGACAGCCTGTTCTGCTCTACCGTGAGCATAGTCAAAGTGGTGTGTAGCGTAAGCGTATTCATCCCTTGGTCCAGGGACGATAAGGTCTCCCTCTTTAAAAGGGTGTACCGTGCCATGGAATAACGCACTTGCTTGGAACTCTGCTTTTCTAGCCACTATGGTAGTTCTTTCAACTTCTTAGCCAAATCAACGATAGATTGCGGGTCATTCTTGTGCATGTAAACTAAAGTTCTACGTTGAGCAATAGCGTCTTTAGGTAGCCCAAACTTAGTGTGGTGCGTTTGTAATTTAAGTTGCATCTCTTGTTTGCTGATGTGTGGCAAAGCAGTTTTCTGCACTTCTCGGTAGTCTTGAGTAAGTTCTTTGTTGCCGTCTCTACGTTGCCTTAAGTTCTTCTCTTTTTGGTGGGCTTGAAACTGGTCTTTACTTAACTGTGGCATTAGTCAAACTGTCTTCCGAGATTAGGATTTTCCGCTGCCTCACGTTTAGCGTCAGCAACAGGCTTACAGTCTTCACACCAAGAACCAGCATCAAATGCGGCAGAACGGGCGTCTGTAAGATTTGCTGCTGGCATCATAGCCCCGTGGTCTTCACAGACAGCATGATAGGTGTCTCCACCATAGGTTTCCATACCAGCACTCTCCGAGTGGTAGACGCTTACCTTCGTACCTGTTTCACGGTTACGTTTAGTTTCTACGCAACCGTACTCATCCATTGCAGGAAGTTTTCTAGGCATTACTTC